TGGTCAGTATCTTCTTTAACAATACCATCAAGATAGTCAGCCATAGGCGGGTATTCTTTTCGTCTATTTTCAAGAACTTGTGCTGCTGCTTCTGTTGCTAACGCAGTTGTAGTATATGAAGACAAATCATCGTTAGTAGGCTGTGCTACTCCATCTACATACCATGCTTTAAAATTAGATTCTCCATTTAATCTATAATAAGAATCTGTACTACCTGACACTATTACATCATTAGCTTTGAGGTATAGGTTTATTGCGTTAATGTTCATATGTAATCTCGCTTATCAAAAAGAATAATGAATATTTATCTTGCCTGCATCAAAAGTATCAGGGCTAACAGAGGTAAGTCTTACTTGAGTTAGTTCTGCTGACAAGGATTTAGCCCCTGCCATACTAGTCAATGCTTGGCCAGTTTGGTGTATATTCCCTGCTGCAACCCAAGTAAATGTGCTTGCATCTAAAAGTTTTATAGTAACAAAACCATGGCTTAGTGTGGCTGCTGCAACATCAACAGATATAACAAAACCACTTGTGGCACTTGGAGTAGTCCCATCAAATTTATTATTAGCAACACAAGCATAACCAGACGCTTCTATGCCACCTGAGTCTCCTATTTGAAGTAAGTAATCGCTAGTTCCGTTGGCACTCATGCCGTCAAGCATAAGTGTAATTTCTTTTACACCTGCGGGAATACTTGTAAAATCTTTAGTTGTTCCAGAGGTAGTTGCTACTACTGTTCCTGCAACTTGTTGATATTGGCTAGCTGGTAAGGTTGTTGTTGTATGTACCGTTTGATCTGCGCCTGCGTCATTTGTAAACATAAGAGTATTAGGAACTGCATCGTCTACCCAAATTTGCCCATCACCTGCAATATCTGAAGATGCTGCTGCACTTTCAGTAATAAAAATATTACCACCAGTTACTGACCTTGCTCCAGAAGGAACGGCTGCCCACTTAGTTCCACTAGTTGTACTAGAGTCTGCTGTTAATATATGGTCATTAGTTCCCACTGCCAATGCTACTGGGTCTGTAGTACCATCTCCAACTAACAAAGAACCTTTAGCAGTAACGTCTAACGCTGTTATTGCACCAGTACCACTGCCCAAAAGAACAGCACCATCTGTAAAGGTACTAGCTCCAGTACCACCTTGTGCTACAGTTAAATCAGTAGTTAGCCCAGTTATAGAAGTTATATCACTATTAGCTCCTCTAGCAGCAGCTCCTAATGACGCTCTAGCAGTTGCTCCAGATTCTTCTACATATTTAGATCCGTCAGATACTAATATTTTTCCGTCTACTCCCGCGTCTGATAAACCACCAAAAACATCGTAAACTAGTGAATCTACTTCATTTAACCAAGAAGCTTGTATTACTGTGCTGTTATCTGTAAAATTTGTAGTTGCCATTTTATAATCCACTCACTGGGGTTGGTACAAAAAATAAAAGTCCTCTTCCTGCTACCGCACATCCTGTTATAGCTAATCCAGACACAGCTATTGATGTGGTACATAAATTTTTGACTGTAACAGAGTCGGGTCTAAGAAATCCTTTAGGCGATACATCATCTTTAACACCTCTAATTAAATCTTGAGGATGTCTTGGTTCGTAATCTTGCTTACATACTACAGCATTATCCCATCGCTGCATCATGTCTTTGTTTCTATAAACTAAATCGCAAACATCACATTTAACCCAATGATCTCCACTATGCCATCCTGGATTTCTTGTTTTTTTACCATAGCTCATTAGCTTTTAGATAATTCTAATACTAAAGTTGCTTGGTCTCCACTAGCAAAACCTAGTGTAGTTACTGTTACATCCCCAGTAGGACTGCCAGCATGGTTTTTAATACCGCCACACCATCTGTAATCTTCTTTATGACTGTCAGCAATACCACAACCAGAAATTAATCTATCGGTAGACCCATCAAACTCAACAAAAATTTGTCCTGCTGCTGTTGGGTTAGAAAATTCTATAGATTTAACTTTACTAGTTGCTGCTGCGCTACCTGCTGGAAGTAATGAATCTTCTGAATAATCGTAAATAACAGAGTCAGATAATTCTGCTCCATCAGATAATATTGTTACATGTATTACTTGTGTTTTTGTACCATCTACTAATGTAGTTAGTGTTGTTGAAGCTGCCATAATCTCTCTCCTATAGCTTTAAAATAACCCTCCCAAAAGAGGGAGGGCATTACTACCTGTTAAAACTCTTAACCACTAGGTGTTGCAGAGGCTGCTGTAGAACTTACACCATATACAAAAGTGTTAGTGCCGTCAGACCAAAACTCATAAAAGTCACCTACAACTTCTGTGCCGTCTTCTATTGTAATAATATCTGCTGCTGTAACTAATTGTAGTACACCAGCTTCTACTATAGAACCAGTCAAAGTATCTGCTGTTCCTGCTGTAAATATAAAATCAGTACTAAAAGCTGCTCCAATAGTAAATTTACATTTCCATCCTTGAGTAGGAACTGGTAAAGTAATATTAAAACCAGTACCACCATCTAAAATATAATGCACACCATTACTTTCTTCTGCGGTTAATGCTCCTGCTGCTGCCAAGCCATCTACATCAGTAGATAATGGCATTGACTTCTTACCCTGTTTTACTGGGCCTGAAAAATGTGTTCCTGCCATATTATTTTCTCCTTCCCATGTCTGGGAGTCAACTCCTCCCCCCGAAGGAGGAGGATATATAGTTTAACTATTTAGGCTCCAGGAGAACCGTAAATTGCTCGTGGGTCAGTCCAACCAAAAGAATAACGCTCTACTGCTTTAAACTTAGCATTTTCAGTATCGAAATCATTATCGATAGCAAATTGTAGAGGTCGTCTTTGATAACACTTCATACCATCAGCAACGTCAGTTTTTAGAAACCAAGCGTCTGCATCAGTTAAGTAGTGATTAACCTTTACACCATGTGAAAACTTATTCATATGATATAAAGCATTAATATCGTTATCAGCAGTACCAACACGATAAGGCGTTTTAAGAATACGTTCAGCTTCAAAAACAAGATCTGAAGGTATAATCAAACATTCAGGCATTACGTTAATTTGTAAACCCCTGTCGTCTGTCCACTTACCAATATCAATACAAGCTTGTTCTAGTGACGCTTCTGATAAATCAGCAGATGTTGCTAGCTCATTACCCCAAGTACCACCTGCAACATTTACATGAGCAGTAGAACAAAGTTCAACACCATCACCACCTACAAAAGAACTATTAAAAGCTCGATTAAAGACGTTAGATGCAACGGTTTCTTTTGTTTGACGCATAGAGTAAGCAAGACCCTTAGCACGTTTCTGCGCTACGACAGAGTAGAGATCATCTTCTACCATTTCTCGCGTTACAATAAAGCCATTACCATATACAACATGTGTATATCGTGTTAAGAAGCCTTGTCGTTCTTCATCATAAGTAATCGCAGAACCTTCAGGTTTAGCTGACGCTAGACCAAAAGAAGTGATTCCCATATCTTCCTCATAATTCCTATTAGATTTATAAGTATCGAAGAGATCCGTCCACTCAACTTTATGTTCGTTGTACGATTGCCCGTACCAACTGTTTACTCCAGGCCATAATGCTTTCGCAAAATTACCAGTTGTTATAGTAGCCATTAATTATTCTCCTAAATTAGATGCCAGTAGTCATACCGTCAAGAACACCATAAGCATGCATGTTAAGACGAACTAATACTTTTTTGTTAATTGCTGCAATATCATTATCAGGCGTAGCAGTTAGCCCTACTATGTGTAGTGGGGTTCCAACCGCAGTTGCACCTGTTGTAGACTCATCCAATTCAATATTAGATGCACCTGTAGAGGTATCTCCAGCAGCAATAACTAAATCAGCATTTAAACCAACATCTGCTTCAGTAATAGCATCTGAACCAGCACCATCACCTTGTATTTCATATACAATGTTAGGGTCAGTAGCTATATACACTGCGAGTGTAGCAGAGCCTTCATGATACAAACGATTAAGTGCATTTGGATCAACTTCCCATCCAACAACCACTCCTAGTATAACTCCAGCAGTTGCTGAGGTTGTTCGTGCTACCTTTTGATATGCTCCATCATTTGAAGCAGTACCACCTGTTGCACCAAAAACGGGATCTCCCATAAACAAGTCAGCAGCGCAATACATTTTAGTAAATCCACCGTTATAAGCTTGTCCAGAGGTCATGCGCTTTGGTCGTAAACCGTTAGGTCTGTCAACATTAGCCATAATAATTTAACTCCTTAATATAATTAAGTATGCTTCCTTGCTTTATAAACTAGCTTCTACCAAGATCAAAAGATCCGTAGTGACCAGTTTTTTGCGTGGATTCATACAATTCTCCTTCTACTTGATCAACTTGATTTTGTTTAGCTAATTGATCTTGATCGTAGAATTCTTGGTCTATACACATTAGGTATAACATCTGTCCATCGGAATTACCCGTCTTACATACTGTATTACCTGCTGCTTTAGTACCATCAACTTTAGGACTACCCACAGTTAAGCCACGTTCAGTGACATATTCCCAACCTGCTTTTTCAAATACTTGGCATCGATTTTTAGAATCAATAACCCATCTACCAACTTTTCCTTCAGGTAAATCATCAACATTAAGTATTTGTCTAGCTTCGTGCATTGGGACTCGCTTAGGGCGGTCTAGATTTTTTTCTATTTTGCTAGTCATTATAGTTCTCCTATTTTTTCCAGCTCGGCTATGTATTCATCTATTGAGTTGACAGCTCCAGAGTCAACGAACGACTGACCAATCTGAGCGTACATATCCCTCTTTTCGGAAGGAAGATCATTCAGCGTCTTCTTTTTTCCCCCACTCTTTGTGGAGTTTGGCTTGGTAGTACGATTGTTTCCAGCAACAGGTGATGCGCTCGGCACACTGTTCCCAAATTCTTGCGGGTAACGAATTTTTATTTCACTGTCTACATATGCAATAACATCTTCAATAGGTGCTCCTGCATTAATACTTAAGTATCCATTAGATAATAAATCAGCTTGTGCTCTCATTTCTGGTTTTTCTGTGTACCACTTGTTTTTTTCTATAT